ATGTAATCCCAATCCATGTACTTATCTTTCATAGGAGGCTTCCTAGTCATACGACCATGATTACCTACTACACACGCAACTCTTACTTTATCAAAGTGTGGAGCTATGAGCATAAGTGCTTGTGAAATAAGATTAGCTCCTCTAATCATTTGCCCCATGCAGTGGTCATTGTTAGTTCGTGCTAACTCTTCATGGATGTCTCCACTAATCATATCGCCTAGCATCGGAATTATAAGCTCTCCAACGTCTGCGGAATTACGCCTAAGTTCTGCTAGTGTAACAATTTGATTTGCCCATCCGTATAATCTTTTGTTAAATACATCAATATTGTATTCGTTCAAGCCTAACATCTGGTCAGATTCTACATTATCTCCAATGTGAGTATCTGTAAGTGGGGCAATCATAGACTGTGTGCTATTGCCTCTTACTTTACCTGTAGGTTTTCGGCGTTTGTATTTCTTTACTTCTTTATATGAAGGGGTAAATTTTTTGATTGATTCTATTAGAAGGTTTTCTTTCGCGTCTTTTTTTATAGCCGCTTCTGCAACTTTCTTCCAATATCTAGATTCTGCTTTGTAAGTTTCTACTTTCTTAGCCAGTTTAACATGTGCTTCAGGTGTGAAGTCTGTTTGCATATCATCCATGTCTTCTGACTGTTCTTCATCAACTAATTCTACTTCTCTATCGTACCACTTCTGTAGTGTAGTTCTGTGAACTGCTACACCCCATCTGTCCTCTACCCATCTAGATAGAGCACTCCATGTTGCTCCTGCCATCTTTCTTTTTACTATCTCTTCTTTTGCCTCTTCTGGTATGACGAATGTTGTCATGCTATTCTCCTCTTAATCCTTTGGAACCCTCCTGTTTGGCGGATTCCTATACCCGTTAGGGTCAGGTCTAGGGTTTCTTTTTGCCCCATATTGCTTTTCTACTTGTGGTGGAGGGTTTTCTCTCCTGCCTTCAATTGATTTCTTATAGTCTCCTAAAAAAGGCATATTAGTTAGTTTATCATCTTTTTTGCTTTTTGACCAATCAGTTTCCATTTTTTTTAAATCTTCTACAGTTCTTCCGATAAATTCTTTCAATGCTTCTGCGTCTTCAGCCGCATCTATAGCAGATGCTTCTTCATACTCAGCTTCTTCTTTTGGTGTATAATCATTGTCTGCTTTTCTTAATTCCACTCTAACATCATTTACTAAGTTGGTAATGTAATTACTAAATTGTTCTGTTTTAGATAAACTTATAGACTCATCAACCTTTATATTACCATCTTTGGTTTCTTTAATACCCATAGCTCGATTTTCAGCACTTTTTGTTCTAGCTTCCATAAATTCTTCTACATCTCTTTCTTCTTCAGGAGTTTTAATAGAAGCGTCAGGAGTAAGTCCTCCAGTTCTTCCTAAATCAAATTTAGGTTTTTTATCTGCTTTAGTAATTGACATCAAGTCTAAAGTTTTTTCTTGGGTGTCCTCTAACCATTTATCTAGTTTATCTGGACCGCTTGCTTTCTTTTTATTTTTTTTGTTTTCTTCTACTTTGTCTTTTTCAGATTTCTTTTTCTTTTTAGACTTAGTACCACTGTATGTTTCAGTAAATATACCGGGGTCAGATGCAACTGCTACTATATCACCAGCTCCTGAATCAGCCCCTCCAAAATCTTTGTAAAGTTTGTCTACTTTAGATTCTGTTTCATCTTCTTTCTTTTTAGCAGCAATTCTATGACCTATCCTAGCTCTAAGGTGGGACAATGCACTTTCAGTTTTTTTAGCATCTATAAGGTCTTGTGCTTGGTCAGAGTGATGTTTTGAAGCTCTTCTGTGGTAATCGGCATTTGTTTTTTTAGGATGATGTATAGCTTTTACGCCATTATCGTAATAATAAACTGTGGCTCCATCAGGTCTTACTTCCCTATGACTATAAGAATGGTCTTCATATTCATCGGGTTCATTAGGTGACTTAGGTGCTGCTGATTTAGGCAACTTAGAATACTTAGTATCTTTAGGAGAAAACTTCATCTTCTTAGCCATTAGTCGTCATCCTCATCATCATGTCGTTCAACATTTACAGCTTTTGGTTTAGAGCTCCCGTCCCCACTTTCGTACTGATATTGGTCACCTATGTATTTTTTACCTCCTGCTTCAGAGAACACAGGGTTTCCAAAATATGCCTTTTCTATATTATTAATCCCAGAACCTCCTAAGTTTCCTACATATTCCTCTCCACCGTTAGAAAACCATATCTGTCTTCCGTCTGCAGATACTTCTTTAATTATAGGAAATTGATAACCCTGCTCTGCTAAACTATCAATCCAAGTTGATGTTGTTACACCTTTTCTTAATTCAGGATTCTTTATATTTTTAGATTCTATATTAGCTATCCTTTCAGGTATATCTGTTACAGCGTTTTCAACGGGGACTTCTCGTGAACCTGTCTCATCATCTTCTTCTTCAGGTATTCTATCATCAGCGTCTGCCCCGCCCTCTTCTTCCTCTTCTGGTGGAGCACTTGCTTGTTGTTGTTGCATTTCCATCATTGCTTGTTGTTGAGCTGCTTGCTGTTCTAATTGCTCTAATTGTAATGCTTGTTGCTCACCTTGTAACTTAGCAGTAGGTACAGCATCACCTGTTACTACAAAGTCAAGTTCATCAATCTTTAATTTGTTACCATTCAAAACTACATCAAAACCCATGTTTAACATTTGAGCTGCAATAGCCGCTCTTTGTTGTGACTGAGCGATTCGGGTAGCTTCTGCTTTTTCTTCAGGATTTGGTAGAACCATTTTAAAGTCTGTGATACCAAAGTTATCTACTATAGCTCCAAATATTTTTTCCATAATTTGTCTTTGGTCTCTTTCAACAACTCTACTCATTACTGTCAATTGTAAAGTTTGTTGCGTCAACCCACCAAATGAATCAGGTGCTCCTTGGAAAACAGGGGATACACCATATATGGCAGATACTCTTTCTCGTATTTCAGCTCTTACTGGTAAGTAATCCATTTCTTGTAATGTGTGGAATAGTCTTACCATGTCAACTCTACCTCTGTTTGTTCTAGAAGATACAGCAATCATAGGTATGTAGTTAGGGTCTTGCCTTGTTTTCGCAGCAAGTGCTTCACGTTCTCTCTTCAAACTTTCTGGGTCATCTGTAGTTACCATAACCATAGATGCAGGCATTTTTCTTTCAAAGAAATACCTGTATAAGTTTCTATCCATACCAATTAAAGTTAGAGCTTTTTCAAATATTGTTAAAATAGGTGACCAACCATATGTTTCGGTTGGATTGAATTTAGATAAGTGTACAATCTCAGTATCTAAAAAGTAGTGTACTTCTGTTCTGTATAAATATCTATACATAGCAGGTTGTAAGGTTTGTTTACAATCTTCTTCAGGGCATTCTTCTGGAGATTCTTTTATCTGTTCTCTGTGTATAGGACAGAAAAAATGTGAGTTTTTAGGTAATCCTGTTTCATCTAAGTCAAATTCAATAAGTGCCGGATTAATTCTCCTAATCTCTGTCACTCTAGATGTTAACTTACCATCGCCTCCATCATAATATTCTTTTGCAAAATATAAGAAAGCGTCATCCACAGTGTTCAAATCCCAGTGAAACTGTCTCAAAACTTCTTCAAGACCTTGGTCAAACACGTTACAGTCATCTAAAAATTCTTTTAATCTATCTAGTTGACTTTCATCTGGGTCTTCTTTTAAAGGTTCAAATTCAATACCTCGTCTAAAGACTTCACCAGTAATGTGCATAATAGGGGCTCTTAATTCTTCACAAGTATATGCTACAGTTTGTAAGTCTTGAATTAATTGTTTTCTATATGCAAGTTGATTTCTTACATAAGTGTTTACTATATAGTCAACACCAAATGTAGGTCCACTACCAGTATCCCCAGCGGCTTTACTTAATTCCATCATGTCCCCAAACATATCTATCTGAGAACCAAGTTTTCCCATGGACTTAGCCATTTCAGGAACTTCTGGAAGATAATCTCCTAATTTCATATACCCTATTCCTTAGTTATTTCAACACTATCTATAGCCACTATCTTAGCTATTGTGTCTATTGCATGTTGTTTCAACCCTGCTTTTTCTTCATGCGTGACTTCAACTGCAGGGGTAGTCTCAATTTGTATTTTTAATCTATCGTTTTCTTCTTTTAACTCTGCTACTTGGTCAGCCAAAGCGTCATTTTCCATTAGAGCAGCGTTTTGTAACACCCCTAATCTTGTCGCCTCTCTAACTAAAGCCAGAAAACTACCTTCAGATAAAACTGTAACCGCCTCACTAGCGTCATTTATCTCATCTTCAGGGTCTAATTTAGTTAAATCTTCATGCCAAGTATCGAGTATTCTCCAAGTTCCAGTGCCATCTTTTTGTGCGACATACTGTTCCTGTCTGTCTCTTAACATATTACCTATAGGCATATCTTTTCTCCTACTATTATTATACTATTTTTTACTAAAACTGTGAATTTATGCTATGTGACAAGCACTCCAACCACATGTTTTACATGTCTTACAACCTGATTCCATCACAACAACTGCTGATTCACAACAATCAAAGTCACCTTCAAGGGCTTCTTCTACATCGTCAAACAGACTAAGTTGTGCTTCTGGCGTATCTTTTTCTTCAGCTTTGTGGGCTGTTACTAACACTTCTTTATCTCTGCTACCGGCTCTGTAAACTGTAATTCCTTTACATTTTGTCTTCCAAGCTAGCATGTAAGTTGTATACACATCTTCTATTGTAGCATCATTTGCAAAGTTTATCGTCTTAGATATCCCAGAATCACAGTGTTCTTGGAAAGCTGCTTGCATTCCTACATGTGCTTCAGGGGATATTTCAGGTGCTGTTGTATAGATTTCTTTTATTTCATCTGGCACTTCTGTTCTATCTTTTAGTGAACCCCCATCAGATAAGTATTCCATAAGTTCTTCTGAATAAAAGCCCATATCTTTAGCATCTTGTTCAAAGTATTTGTTTACATAGTAAAGAGTCTCCCCTTCTAATATGTTCATTTTTCTATATGCTAAAGAGAATAGTGGTTCTACTCCACTAGATGCATCAGCAAACATAGAGATAGTTCCTGTAGGGGCTACAGTTAGTCGGCAAGCGTTCCTATATTTTTCATCCTCACCGTAATCACTGTTATCCCATGCAGGGAAAGTACCTCTTTCTTCTGCTAAATCTTTAGATGCTTGGTCCGCGTGAGTTTTCAAAAACCTCATTATATCAGACCCTATCTTCCTACCTTCTTTAGAATCATACGATACTCTAAGTTGTGTAAGCATATCTGCAAATCCCATAATACCTAAACCTATTTTTCTTGTAGCCTTAGTCATTTTTTCTATTTCTGGAGTTGCATATTTGTTTGCATCAATTACATTGTCTAAGAATCGTGTAGCTGTTTTAATAGTGGTTCTTAATTCATCCCATTTAATGTAAGGTCTTACTTCTCTAGATTCTACGAAGTTAGCTAAATTAATTGACCCTAAGTTACAAGACTCATTACCTAATAATGGTTGTTCTCCACACGGATTAGTAGCAATCATTTCGCCATATTCTTCTGTAACATGGTTATCTTTATTTACTTCATCCAAGAAAATCATACCCGGTTCACCGTTTCTCCATGCCCCGTATACCATTTTATCAAATACTTCTTTTGCATTTAATTCGCCAACTACTTGTTTACTCTTTGGATTTATTAGTGGGTAATTAAGATTAGCTTCTACAGCTTTCATAAAGTTAGAGTCTACACCTACTGATATGTTAAAGTTATGTATGTCACCCTCAACTTTTTTACAGTCAATGAAATCTAATATATCTGGGTGGTACACTGACATCACTGCCATATTAGCACCATCTCTTTTACCACCTTGAGTAATCATAGATGATACTCTAGATAGTGTCTGTAACACTTGTATCGGACCACATGCAATACCATGTGTAGTCTTTATCTTATCTCCTCTTGGTCGTAGTTTACTTAAAGCAAAACCTGTCCCACCACCAAACTTCTGTACCATAGCTATGTCGTGAGCAGCTTTCATAATATCTTCCATGCTGTCTTCTAAGGGTAATACAAAACATGCAGACAATGTGCCTTGTTCTGTACCAGCATTCATTAGTGTTGGAGAGTTAGGTATAAAATTTAACTCTGTCATCATGTCATAAAATTCTTTTGTAGTTAACTCTATATCTGCATCTGATTTGCCATATAATTTTTCAGAAGATGCAATAGCTTTAGCTACTCTTTCTAATAATGCGTTTGCGTTTTCTTCAGGTTCACCTGATTCGTCTTTTAAATAATATCTCTTTGACGCTACTGTTTCTGCTTGTTGTGTTAACGTGACCAAAATGAACCTCCTATGGTTACTATGATTTTTTATAATTACAATAAAGGCACAAACCCCTAGCCGGCACCCATAATGAGGGACCACAGAAGTCCTCTGTACAATTTGGATTAGGTGCTTCTAAGTTTTTGCTATTATCATTATACACGTTTTTATCAAAATCGATTAACTTTTCTGGCTTATTTTTGTCCATATTTTGATATTTTAATGATGGGTCTATATCACTGACAAACTCTTGTAAATCACCTACAGCTTGCATGTTATAAATACCTGTTTCGTATGCAGCTTGTAGTGCCATTGCTATAGAAAAGAAAGCGTCTCCGTGACCCATCGGAGTCTCTGGAGCTTTCAATTCATTATTAACTGATAGTATCTGTTGTCTTTGTCTACTATCTCTAATTAAAAATAAATTACCTGAATGTACATACTGTTCAAATATGTGTGCCATGTTGTTTTTAGACTTTAAACTAAATGATAAAGGATACCACGTCCTATCTAATCCTCTATCTTCTAATTCACCTCTCGTATTATCTATGTAACCTTTTGTTAAGCCAAAGTTT